CGAAGTCATTGATACCTAATTACGCTAAGAATGGTGTGGGTGTTTAAATGTTAAGAGCATTATTTTGGATGGCAATAGGTGCCCTACTAACTTTAGTAGATTACGGAACAGTCTTTGAATGGTTGTCTGTAATATTTTCAGTTTTATCAACTAAATAAAATAAAGGAGTAAACTTGAAACAATATAGAAAGAAACCAAACTTTGAAAGGACTGAAGGTCTACACGTAATTGTTAGGGATAACAATGTAGATAAGGCCATGAGGAAGTTAAAAAGAATGGTTAAGAATGCTGGGATTCTACAAGAAATAAAAGAACGACAGTTTTTTCAAAAGCCATCAGAGAAAAAAAGACTTGCTAAAAAAGCAGGTAAAAAAAGGTGGTTAAAAAAAGTTGCACAAATGGAACATGAGTATTGATGAATACGCAGAATACGAAAAACTAAAACGCAAATCTAGAACTGATAATATGTCAATGAGAGTCAAAGACGTATTAAGATTTTTTGATTTGAAGGAAAAATTTAATGATAGACAACATAATAAAAGGACCGTGGAAAAAAGTGGTGACGATATCACCAGAAGAAAATAGTAGGGTTCGTGAAGATATAGAGTTCGTAGAGGAACTTGCAGAAAGTATTGTGGTTAATGCGATCACAAATTTTCAAGAAAACGGTATCAATGTAACATCTGACTTAATGAAAATGTACATACCTTTTTTAAATGAATGTATCAGAGCAGTCTGTTATAAAGATATGGGTTATAAACATATATTAAATGATCTTGTTGAAAAGATTATGACCGAAAAATCTGTTGACAATAACCTAGATATATCGTATCATAGTGTTAATATAGATAAAGTAAAAGAATTGACAGAGGATAAATGATAATACTTGATATGAATCAAATCTCATTGGCAGGTTTGATGATGCATTTGAATATGGAAAAGACGGATAAACCTGATGTCGGTATGGTTCGTCATATGATACTTAATTCAATACGTATGCATCGTCAAGAGTTTAATGAAGAATATGGTGAGATTGTTTTAGCATATGATAGTAAACATTATTGGCGTAGAGATTTTTTTCCACACTATAAACTAAATCGTAGAAAAGCTAGAAGTAAAGATAGTAAAGATTGGGAATCTATTTTTGAATGTCTTAATAAAATAAAACAAGAAATAAAAGATTATCTACCTTACAAAGTTATTGAAGTGCATGGCGCAGAGGCAGATGATGTTATAGGAACTTTGGCAAAAAAATATCCCGATGAAAAAATTATGATAGTCTCAGGTGATAAAGATTTTATTCAATTACAAAAATTTTCTAATGTATCTCAATATTCACCTATACTAAAAAAAACTATAAATGGTGAAGATCCAAACGAATATATAAAAGTACATATATTAAAAGGTGATTCGTCTGATGGCATTCCTAATGTTTTATCAAATGATAATGTGTTTGTTGAAGGTCTAAGACAAAAACCACTTAGTAAAAAGAAAATAGAAGCATGGAAAGATGGCAACTTTGATAATACTATGGCAACTGATGAAGTAGTTCGTAATTATAGTCGTAATAAAAATCTTATAGACTTGGAATGTATACCAGTTGATATTCAAACAAATATTCTCAAAGAGTTTTCAGAAGCACCATGTGGCGATAGAAGTAAAATGTTAACTTACTTTATCGAAAACAAACTAAAAGAACTAACTGATTCAATAGGAGATTTCTAATGAACAAACCATTACCTGGCACAGTATTAAATTCTAGTAATTCATTATTATTTTCAGAAATACTAGACAAAGTGCATAAAGCAAAAACAAAAGAGGCAAAAGTAAAAATACTTAAAGATCATGATAACCAATCATTAAGAATGGTTATTAAATCATCATTTGATCCTAAAATAGAATGGGTTCTACCAGTAGGAGACGTGCCGTTTAAACCAAACGATGCACCTGCTGGAACTGAACACACAAGATTAGCATCAGAGGCAAAAAAATTATATCACTATATTAAAGGTGGTGATAATGATACACCACAATACAAAAAAGAACTTATGTTTATACAATTGTTAGAAGGTCTACATGAAACTGAAGCAAAACTTGTTATAAACGCAAAAGATAAAAAGTTGCATCAGATCTACAAAGGATTATCTAAAGAAGTTGTAAAAGAAGCATTTGGTTGGAATGATGAATTTGCGAAAGCATGAGAATAGGTGAACCATATTTAATTAAACAACCACCATTTCAAATAGATGTAGATGGTGGAAGTAAAGAAGATGCAAAAACAAATGATAGTAGTGGTCATACTGCAAGAATATCTGAGATACGTTGGATAAATGATAGACCAACATTAGATAGATTTTTAGAATATACTAAACTGGTTAATAAAGAAGCTGGATGGAATTTTCAAATAGATGGCATAGAACCACTACAATATACAGAGTATGGGGCAGGTGGAGAATATGGATGGCATATTGATCAACACACAAAACCATATGCAGATAATCGTATTAGAAAAATATCATTTTCATTACTTTTGAATGATGATTATGAGGGTGGTGATTTTGACTTAGAATATGGTCATCCTAGTAAAGAATTAAGACATGCGACATTCCGTCTCGGTAAAAATGAGGCAATATTCTTCAAATCAGATTTTTGGCATCGTGTAAACCCAGTAAAATCGGGCATTCGAAAGAGTCTTGTAGGGTGGATTTTAGGGAAAAATTATTAAAAATAACCCTTGACATATACCTCATTTCGTGGTATTATATAGTAAGAATGAGAGGTACTTATTATGCAAACAGTAAATAAATCAGCAAACACAATCGAAGAAGGATTTGAGTTTCTAAAGGAAGCTGCAATCCAAGATTATAAAGAATTTATCAACAATGAAAATATGATAAAAGAATATGAAGACAATATTCAATTAGAAGTTGGTGGTTCTAAATTTTTCAAAATTACTACAGGTAGATCAAATCAGAGATCAGTTTTTGGTTTCATTGTAAAAGAAGATATGTTCACACCTGGTGGACAACCTCAGTTTAAGAAAGGTGATATTCTTAAAGCTGCATCATGGAAAGCACCTGCCAAGAACAGAGCAAGAGGTAATGTTCTTTCAGGTAATTATCCTATTCAATGGACTGGTCCTTTATATTTAAGTTAGGAGGTGACTATGATTAACGAAACTTTAACAGTATTTGTACATATCGGAATGATAGGTTTTACATTGTATTTTATAAAAGAGTTATTTTCCTAATGAACAGTTTGACACTTGCGACCTCTCAACCTCATCATCACAATAGCAAGTGTCGTGGTCACTATAAATATATGATGAGACAATGTGAATGTGACCCAAAGGGGGTTAACAGTTCTTGTTTAACCCCCAACGCAAATAGGAGAGGTAAGATGAATACTGTAGATGTAGAGGGTGGCACTAAAAAACAAAGACGACTTGTTGAGAATTTAGTTAATTGGTGTTATAATAGATTGACACCAAGACACAGAACTATTCATGTTAATGTAGAATTGACTACAGATATCCCTATCGATGGTGAGTGTTCTAGGGGTGGAGAGAGAAACGAGTTTGATATTATAGTTTATAAGAAACTAAAAGATGATGATTTTATTACAACGATACTACATGAGATGGTACATGTTATGCAGTATGCAACAGGTAAGATGAAAGATTTAAATAACCAAGGTTCCACAGTTTATTGGCGAGGATACAATTATTCTAATTATGAGTATCGAAGACAACCGTGGGAAAGACAAGCATATCGATATCAAGAAATATTATTAAGAGAGTGGAAAAAATATGTGGGAAGCAATAAATGTTGCCGTTGTGTGTCTAGCACTTAACGTCTATCACGAGGCAAAAAATCAAGATATAGACGGCATGTATGCCGTTGCAGATGTGGTCATGAATAGAGTTGAAGACCACAGATACCCTAACACTGTATGTGGTGTTGTCAAACAAGGCCCAACTAGAGAGTCTTGGAAGACTAGAGAAACACCTGATCCGAATGATGCAGTATATTACCCAATAAAACATAGATGTCAATTTTCGTGGTATTGTGACGGAAAAGATGATACACCATATAATCCACAGGCATGGCGTATCGCAGAATCAATCGCAGAAACCACACTAAAATATGGAAGTTTAGTTAATACAATGGGTGCGACACATTATCATGCAGATTATGTACAACCATCATGGGCAGAAACTAAAACAAAAACAATGAAAGTTGGAAGACATATATTTTATAGGTGGGAAAAATGACAGAATTTACGTCTGGTATATTCAATATTATAAGAAAATCAAGTCTAATTTTGGCCTTGATTTATA